ATTGATAGGATATGTCAACAAGACTTACGATGAACATTACTCACTCAACAAGTTTCAAGCGACCGAGTTTATTATTGACTCTGGTCATGGGGAAGGTTTCTGTATGGGCAATATTATGAAATATGCTCAACGATATGGAAAGAAAGATGGTAAGAATAGAAAGGATCTATTCAAAGTCTTACATTATGCCATAATGGCTGTTCACAATCACGATCTTACACTGGGAGGTAAAGATGAAAATAAGTGAAAACACTAGAGATATTTTAAAGAATTTCTCTACTATCAACTCTGGGATAGTCGTTAAAGAAGGGAATACTTTCAGAACAATCTCTGCTATGAAAAACATCATGGCAAAGGCAACTGTTTCTGAAGAGTTTTCTGACTTTGCAATCTACGACCTCTCAGAATTTTTGGGTGCGATATCATTGTTTAATGATGCGGACTTTGACTTTGGTGACTCTTCAGTAGTGATATCCGATGCTAATTCTAGCATGGTTTATTTCTTTGCTGCAGAGAACACAGTTATATCACCACAAAAGGATATCTCGTTCCCTGAACCTGAGATTACCTTTACTCTAACACAGCAAGTTAGAGATGCTGTTGAAAAAGCATCAGCAGTATTAGGTGTCAGTGATTTGATTCTAGAATCAGATGGAACTGTAGTCAGATTATCTGTAAGAGATAAAAAGAATACTACATCTAATGTGTTCAGTAGAATCGTTGCCGATGGTGATGGAACTAAATACAAAATGAATTTTAAGATCGAGAATCTTAAACTGTTGAATGGAGATTACAATGTGTTTGTATCTAGTAAAAACATTTCACAGTTCAAGCATACTGAGAGTGATCTTGAATACTTTATAGCATTGGAACCAGATTCTAAATATAATGCTTAAGAAAGAGTCAGACATTTGTTTGACTCGGGAGATGTCCTCCTCTTATCCGTCCTCTGGGCAGGCATCGCGAACTAATTGGTGGGGATTAGTTCACTCTTTACTCGGGAGAATATTATGAATGAATTTTTATGGGTTGAAAAGTATAGACCCCAAACTATTGACGATGTAGTATTACCAGAAAGCATCAAGTCTACATTTAAAGACTTTGTTGCTAAAGGTGAAATCAGCAATCTACTTTTATGTGGAACTGCTGGTACAGGCAAGACTACTGTCGCAAAAGCACTTTGTAATGAATTAGGTGCTGACTTTATAGTTATCAATGGATCTGATGAAGGTAGATTGATTGACACATTACGAACTAAGATTAAGAACTTTGCTTCTACAGTATCTTTGGGTGGGAACTCAAAAGTAGTTATACTAGATGAAGCAGATTATATGTCACCAGAATCGGTACAACCAGCACTAAGAGGATTCATTGAAGAATTTAGTGCGAACTGTAGATTCATATTCACTTGTAACTTCAAAAACAGAATTATCGAACCACTACACTCTAGGTGTACTGTTATAGATTTTAAAGTACCATCGCAGGATAAACCTGCTATTGCTAGTGCTTTCTATAAAAGAGTATGTGATATACTCGAGTCAGAAGGAATCGACTACTCTAAGGAGGTGGTAGCAGAGTTGGTCAGCAAACACTTCCCTGACAATCGTAGAATACTGAATGAATTACAAAGATACTCATCTTCAGGAGTTATCGATTCTGGCATCCTTACTAATATCGCTGAAGAAAAAATTGCTCAACTTATGACTTCTCTAGAGAATCGTAAATGGGGAGACATGAGAAAGTGGGTTGCTCAAAATGCAGATAACGATCCAATCTTATTATACAGAAAGATCTTTAACTCTTTAGAGAGCAAACTCAAAGCAGAATCAATACCAGCAGCAGTATTGTTGATTGCTGACTATCAATATAAGAATGCATTCGTAGCAGATGCCGAAGTTAATTTGGTTGCCTGCTTAACTGAGATTATGTCGGAGTGTGCATTTAAATGAGTTTTTTAGTTGTTGGTGCGAGAACAGGAATAGGTAAGGCACTATATGATGAGTTGCTTGCCCTTGGATACGCAGTCCATGGGACTTCCTCTACTCCAACTGAGGATTTGATTGAATTAGACCTCACCGATCCTGTCTCAATCCAACGACTAAATTCGCAGATACCTGAACCAGATATAGCATTCAACTGTGCAGTTAAATGGAACAAAGCAACATCACCGATGGATCTAGGAAGACTAGGTAATCCGATAGGTGAGCAAAGTCTATATGACTTTGAGGAAATGCTAAGAGCAAATGTAGTAGGATATCTAGAACTATTTCAAAAAGTTTATCTACAATGGATAAATACTAAGGTGGTTCATCTTGGATCAGGTACAGTACCTGCCAATATGAATTTACCGAATGCGAGAGAAAGTGATAAACGAGTTGCTCGTTTTGCAATCTCTTCATGTAAAGCAGCACAGCAAATGTTAGTTGCTCGTGCGCAATACGAAAATCCCGAGAGAAAGTTTGTATGGTTGGATCCGATACCACCTGATGCAATAGGAGTAGCAGATCCGACCATCACAAACCGAGTTCTAGAAGGAACAAGTTTAGAACAATGGAAAGTGGATGACAGTATAGATAAAGAAGTCAATATGTGGGGTACAGGTTTACTATCACCACGTGCTTGTGCACAATATATAATACAGGAATACAAAAGGTTATTGTAATGGGACAGCATGCAGATAAAGTAGAACAGAGACGAAAACAGATCGAGATTGAAGAATGGGCATCTAAAGTCAAAATGATCCACGCATATCCAAAAGATGATGACAAAATCTTTGATGTGATCTACAATGATGGCAAAATTATTAGAGAGAATCTAACAACAAAAAAAGTAGAAACTATTCTCCCCGAAGGTATTAATGAATCAAAGAAATCTTATCTCGCGAGAGTCGAACGAAAAATGAATCAAGTGATAGCAGACATCAAAGCAGGGTTTGATGCATCATGAATCCATTTGATTTTGTATCAGCAGTAAGTTATACGAAGGAAGATATCATGCCTGACTCTCTAGCAGAGAAGGCATATAATCCCTATCTTACAAACAAATCACTATCCTATCACCAAGATTCAGTCTTGTTTGCTAATGAAATGAACAGTCGATACCACCTAGATCATCGTCTTCAGTTTCAATTTTTAATAAATACTCTTAGACAGCGAAAAAGATTTTCCAAATGGGAAAAATCTGAAAAGTTGAAAGATTTGGATGTTGTCAAAGAGTATTATGGGTGTTCCTCTAAAAGAGCAGAGGAATATCTCTCACTCCTTGACGATAATTCATTATTGAATTTGAAACAAAAAATGGACAAGGGTGGGATTAACCATGGAAGAACTAAAGAATGAGGTTTCTGAATTACTAGAGATCAAACTGAAACAATCAGATGATTTCTTAAAAGTAAAAGAAACCTTGACACGGATTGGTGTTGCTTCACGAAAAGATAAAACACTATTTCAATCCTGTCATATATTACATAAAAGAGGGCAGTACTTTATCGTACACTTTAAAGAACTGTTCAAACTAGATGGTAAGGACACAGACATTAGTGAGAATGATATCGGTAGAAGAAATTCTATCGCAAAATTATTAGCAGAATGGGAATTGATTGAGATAGTAGACAAAACCAAAATTGAAGAACCAATTGCTCCACTATCACAAATCAAAATTATACCATTCAAAGAAAAAGAATTATGGAGTCTAGTGCCCAAATACAACATCGGCAATAAAGTCGAAGTTGAATAACAGGGGAAAATATGTTAGACTTAATAGGAACAATCTGGGCAATTGTACAACAACTGCCTGTAATTGTAACAGTGTGTTCCGCAGTTGCTGCGATGACACCTACACCGAAGGATGACCTTCTTATTGCTAAACTTTACAAAGTGATCGACTTGTTCGCACTCAACTTTGGAAAGGCAAAGGAGAAGAATCCTTTATTAGGATAATTCCAAACCTATAGGAGAAACCAATGGAAGTATTGATATTCATTCTAGTCGTATTGGCGATTGCTGGTGGATTTCACTTATACAGTGAAAGAACCACAGGTACATCTGCATTCGATTTAGATAAAGATGGAGATGTTGATTTAGATGATGCAAAGGTAGCAGTATCTGCTGCAAAGTTCAAATTGGCTGATCTCAAAAAGAAAACCAAAGCAGAATTACTAAAACTCGCAAAGAAAGAGAAATTAGTAGTTGGTGCTAGAGATACAAAAGCAAAGATCCTTGAAGCATTCAAGA